TTTTCAATTTCTATTATCCACTCCTCAATTTTCTCAATTCGTTCCATAATAACTCCCCGATACATATTCCTATACGTGTTTTCCATATGAATGAAACCTTTGCAGATATTACGTAAACCCTTTTGGAATGTCTTTTCATCTATGTACAATTTGTTTTGCATTTGGCGTTCCCGGAAGGTGTCAGGTGTATAATGACGCATCCGTATATCATTCAACTGACAATAATGTCTAATCGCGTCCAACTTTACATTCTTAGATATGCGCTGTATAGGTCTGTATATTTCAAGTTCACTTTCCAAATGGGTTATTTGCGATTTAAAAAACACTACTTCATTATCGAGTGACGTATCATAATAACGATTGTAAAAATATTCTAAAACCTCGTCACTTTGACCATCTACATGTACATTAAAGTTATCATAATCAAATAGAGGATTCATTTCTTTCTCATCTTTTTGTCTATATACGTTTCTCAATAAGTTACACAATTCAAGATATTTTCCCTCTGGTAACTTATCTGAAATCTCATCTATGACTCGCATCACATTTCGGAGGTCTTCCATACTTATATCTTAAAGTTACAACACTTCTAAGTAAGTTTAATCACCGACACCCTCAACAGGTGATCCCATCTCAACCATATCATCATCTTCATCACTTGGGTCAATAATCAAAATCCTCATGGGTGGCTGATACATGGACATATAGTCCTCTTCGGGTATCAAAGTAGAGTTCTTGTCCACAAGTGACATAATCTCGCGCAAAAGAACTTTAGACATTTTACTATTTGTTTCAACTTAGGTATTAAATCCAAATGCACGTAGGAAAAATTCCCGATCTTTATGACTATCAAAGTAAACACGGAAACCGTCACCATGATACGGCTTTGGATCGTCTAGAGTCTCAGACCTACGTCTCTCAGACTCAGATTCGGACTCGGACTCAGATTCGGACTCGGACTCAGACTCAGACTCAGACTCAGACTCAGATTCGGACTCACAATAGTCATTATTGTAAATAGTAATATCTGGGTTAGAATCCTTATGAAAATGAATATTAATAGTAGACATCTTATAGTTCTTCTACATCTGTATTCCTTATTTAACTTTTCATCAAAAGAATTCTAGGCGTTCATGTAAAGTTGGAAAAGTTTTCTTCTTCCATTCCTTTTCCACATGGTCAAACATTTTGGTGCGACACTTGGAGTAATGCAACCTTTGGGACAAATGGTACTCGTCACAATCCTGTCTATCCGGTAAACCCCTCCAATTTTCAAAATTATCACTGTACCACTGTTCCTTCTCTATGTTATTATATTCATTCTGTAGAGATTCAGTGAGTTCATTTTGAAGTTCATCATCACTCTTCTCTAATGTTGAATATTCTTCATACAAGTGATCAACAAGCACAGAATCAATCTTTGTGGTGAGGGTTAAGATTCTTTGTATCTGGGCATCACATTGAGTGTCTCCAAACTTTACAAAGTTTTCACAGTGTCTCTTTTTGAATTGTGAGAGTACATTTTCACACTTCAAACGAAGGTCTTCGAGTTGTTGATGATTCATCTAAACTAATTAGCTTCCATATCCTTATTTATCTTTTTACACTACAGCTAGATTAACACTAGACTTAGACCCTCTCTTACATCGTTTCTTAATGTTTTCAAACTCATCAAACAATGGTTTAATATCATCGTTTCTGTACTGAGAAACACGAGCTCTCTCAATTAGATTTATGAGTTTCCATGACATATCATCATCGGATTTCCTCATTTTCAAACAAAAATCCAACATACTTTGAGACTTTTTGAGGAGAATCTCTAAATTATCACGTCGCGAAGTATACTCACTTTTAGGTATTTCAATATACCTTTTTTCCCCAACTTCATTAATGGTTTCAATTAGATCACCTTGTATCATTTTGTCGTAAAAAGTTTCTTCGGTTTGTGAAGGCTTTGGGGCAATGAGATCGTAGATCCTCTGTAATAAGGAGAACATTTTTTTGGGGCAGGTGGGGGTTCAATGGGTACGGTGCAATATAACACTTCCTTCCAGATAAGTTCCTGTACGTCTCTGCACAGGGGTGAGGTAGCTTGAAGGAATGCGATTTTAAGATTGTCAGAGGCGACACCTGGGATACCGTTAAAGGGTCGGTGGGAATGCACGTGAAGGTCGTGAATAGGAATGATGTAGTCAGTCATTTTTTACATTTTCGTTAGAATCCTTGCGACTTAGGTTTCGTTCGAGCCTCATCGCCTCAAGTTCAACATCTAACATAATTCTAAGTGGGGCATCCCATAGAGCCGACTTAACCCACTTATAGATGTTTTCAATATAGAAGGGAGACATAGTAATGAGTGTAAGGTAAATCGCCTTGAGGTACATTTATTCTACTTTGGTTTTATTTTTTTATATCTATTCATCATATTAATAAAATCAACGATACACCCTATAGCTAAAGTACCTGTAAATAGGATCGTATTCCTAGCGATCGGTGGGATCATCGTTATATATACGAGCAATATTTTCCTTTTTAAGACCTAACGAGGGACGCTTATCATACTTGAATTCCTCTGCATAAGGTCCGTCTGCATCTACATAATGCAAAAACACTTGAACCTGGTATGAAAACTTACCAGCTTCAAAACGATCCCTCCCATGTGTCAACTCACGACCCTTGTAAATAACAGCATCACCAGGTTCGCATCTGAGATATCTCTTCTCTCCATCTACATAACCATGTAAAGACCAGCGATATTCATCGTCTTTGTCATTGTATCTAAAACCCATTGTGACAGTAGCAGAATATTCACAAGATTCTCTATCAGTATGATCTTCTAAAACGTCACCAGGTTTGTAAACTCTAAAATAGGAATAAGTAGGAATAAGTCTTTTACCTGTGTAATGTTCAATACTTGGTTTCAAAGGGGTTAGAAGACTTTCCATCAGAATATCAGAGTACTCGGCATGTGTACCGGGAACCTGTTCATCTCCGGTATCCTTGGGGTCATTTATCATGTCAAAAAGTGCATACTGTGTAACAATCTTAGCGAGGTCATCCGAAATCAGGTTCTTCGCAATAACGTATCCGTCTTTTTCAAAAGTCATTTGTATTAACATGTTCCATTTTTTTATATTAGTATATTTCAGAATGTCTTTAGACGATATACCAAAAAAGACACAATATGTCATTATTGACTCGAGTTTTGTTAATGGCACAAACAATGTATTTTCGTTAGACCTTCAACTTGAATCAAATACACACATTGAAGATATGAGCCGGGTTCTTGGTATCAAGATGGTTGATTTCTATGTCACACAAATTGGTGAAAATGATGGAATAAACTCAAATGTTGCAAAGTTTGTGGATATCATTTGTCCAGAAGTTCCTAAAGTTGCTCAAATACTGGACGAACGTAACGGTCAGATATTAGCCAGGGTGCCTCTAGAGAGACATTTTACAGGAAGTAGTGGAATTATTTTACGAGATAAACAAGCAAAGTTATTCGGGCGCAAGACAAACTATTTCAATCCCATATCCATCAAGAAACTTAACTTCAAGATATTTGAACACCAAGATGATGGTGATTATGTTTTACTTCAACCAGATGCTAAATGGTACATGATACTTGAAATTACTACAGTAAATGTAAAAGAGAAACCAAAGAACCGTGAAGTTCAAATACTCCAAGCGCTTCAACAGTTACTCACCAAGATTGATACCCTAAACCAGAATGTACAGAAGTTACCAGACAAACCCCCTGAACCACCAAAGGAGAAGTATTCTTTTGGTCTACTTGTAGCAATTTTAGCAGCTATATTCGGAGGTTTCATATGGTGGGCCAATAAAGGATCATCCTAATTAAAGAAGTTTGCATGTATTTTCATTTATTGATATTAAAAACTCGTGATTAATATCAGTAAATGATTGAAGACGTTGTTAGTTTATTTGAAAATGATCACGAACTTCCTACATATAACAAAATACGTGGAGCTTATGTTGATATTGGTGAGGGTTTTAGTGAAAAGATATTAGTTGAGACTGAACTTAAAATTGCTCTAGCATTGGATTCCAAGAGTCATAATAGGGATTATCATTGGAATAACCTTATATCTAGGTGGAAGAAGCGGTGGTCTTCTTCTTAGTGGTAACAGTCTTCTTAGCAGCAGGCTTGGCACTGGGTTTGTCTTCCTTGGTGCATGTACACTTGCACTTACAGACACCCGCTGGACCCGCTGGACCCACTGGACCGGCTGGACCGGCTGGACCCGCTGGACCGGCTGGACCCGCTGGACCGGCTGGACCCACTGGACCTTGAGGGCCACCCGCTGGACCCTGGGGACCCGGAGGACCCGGAGGACCGGGAGGACCACCTTCTGGACCCCGAGGACCTTCTATACCTTGAAGACCTTCACGACCGGGAGGACCTTCTGGACCCATCTCACCAGGCTGGCCAGTTAAACCTTCTGGACCCTGGGGACCTTCTGGACCCTGGGGACCTTCAGGACCGGGAGGACCTTCGGGACCCTCGGGACCCTCGCGACCCCTGAGCCCATCACCAGCAGCTTCGCTTTTGGTGATCTGTAGTAAGATATCATAAAGACGACCCTTGTCAAAACGTGCGCGTTTCATCTCAGCTTCAATTTCTTTGCGAATAGAGTCCATTGTAATATATATAAAAGAAAGATTATCTTTAAACTCAATGATCATCATAGGACCCCACATTGGTAGTGGTATTGGTCAACATGCATCAAAGTATACAAAGGTATTTGACAATGCCTCATATCACATGATAGGAACTGAACTCCCCGAAAGTGAACATGGTCTCCTGTTCCTATTACCAATCAAACCTCACATGGATTACATTAAGTATGCGAGAACACGGGTGAAAAACTTGGCACTCATGACTGTATGTGAAACTGAAACTGTTCATGAAGACTATGGTCTGATCATGAAACAGTCTAAAAAGATTATGGTACCAAGTGAATTCTGTAAACGTGTTTTTTCTAAACAGTTTCCTGATAATGAATTTCATATCATACATGCACACATTCCAATACCATCAAAGAGACCCTATACATTTTATCATATTGGAAACATCATGGATGATAGAAAGAACTTCCGTGGAATCCTAGAAGCCTTCATGCGTTTAAATAAACCTGATGCGAGACTTGTAGTCAAGGCTACATGTAATCAAAATGTTGAAATAAAACTACCAAACGTTGAAGTGATCAATGGTCTCATTTCAGATGAAGAAATGGACAAACTCCACAATCGCTGTGATTGCTACGTGAGTTTCTCAAAGTCTGAAGGTGTTGGGATGGGTCCAGTTGAAGCAGCACTCCGAGATAAACCGGTGATCATAACTAACTTTGGTGGTTCCCCTGAGTATGTGAAAACACAATATACGATTCAGTGTGAACTTCAGGAGTTGGAGAAGGACGACTTTCTATTCAAAAAAGGAATGGTTTGGGGTAAACCAAACCCAAATCAACTCTTGGCGTTCATGAGAGATGCATATGACAAAAAATTACGCTATATGAATCATGATCATACTAAAAAACTTGTGGGAAAGGAGAACGTCTTACAAGAGTTTCTCCTGAATGTAATTGGTACCGAGAACAATGAGACCAATTAGAATGGTGCCACTCATGAGAGAACCTTGTTGAGCCATGATAGTCATCACGAGATCGTCCACTACTTGAATACCCGTGGGTTTTTTGGCGATTTTGGGAACGATAATACTGATTGCAATATAAAGAGCCATTGCTATTATTACAGGTCTAAGAGTCTCCTGATCTAAAGTCATCATTTATATATTAGCTACTGATTTTAATTCCATCCAACTGACTCAAGAGGCTGTTCACGTCAACTTTCTTCCCCATCCCAACATCAGAAACTTTATGCTTTCTGCAATAGTTTCCACACACAGCTTTGAACTTACACGGTTTACCAGCCATTGTCGTCGCGCAACAAATTTTGGCACTAGTTCTCTGATTGGCAACAACCTCTTTAGGTGGAGCATCCAAAAAAATGATAGAGTTTGCTTTTTTATTATCATCAATTTTCTTGTACCGCATCTTCATCTTCCATGTAGCATCAGCGAGATGGTAGCACTTGTCATTTGGCTCTCTGAGACGATACATTTTCGTCGCATCAGAGAGGCAGGTAGTCCAGAGGGTGTCACGAATCACTTGCATTTTGTTAGTTACTTTTTACATAAAAATAAGCCGACTTAGGTGCTCGCTTCACCTCCAATTTGGGCCAAATAAATGTCAACTTCACCGACAAAATCTGGGCATTTCTCAGAGGTCTTTCGAGTTACCATGTCTTGTACATTTGTCACATGCTCCTTAAACTTCCTGACATCTATACCAGTGGCATTATGGATCTGAGAGTCGGTAGCGATATCTTTGAGAGCGTAGAGGTACGCCGCCGCGTAGTTGGCGTGGAGCACGGCAATCACGGGAGAAGCGTCTTGTTGTGCCGCCGTGGCATAACGAGCCGACTGCCTAACCAACTTTTCAATGGCTTTGTTCATACCACGAGTCTTGTTCTGCATCATCAAGAAGAGAACAAAGATGGCGGCTATCAGGTAGAGGTACATCTCTTACTTTACCTCAAGAAAGTTTTGACAGTCCTGCATCGTATTCACGTGGTCGCCTTCGTCGTTTCGAATATTCTCGAAAACGTCATACAAGTTGTTGACACCTTCGTAGTAGCTGATAGCCACGGTTGGTGGACGCTCGAGTGTGAGACTCGCTGCATTCTGTTTCAGGAACTCATCATATGTATGGTACGCGTGTTCCTCCACCTGTTCAGAGAGATTGTACGCCATCCTCGGTGACACCACATACAACAGACACGTCAACCAGTAGTATGCAAAGGCTGTATGCTGGGCAAAGAACCGGTCCATGAAACGCTCATCACCACCCAAATCTTCCATGATGAGAAGGTGGTGATATTCATTCATAGTCTGTGCGAAGTGAGTCTCTAGGTAGTCGGCACGCCTATAGATACCTAGTGTCTCGTAGAGATGTAGAACGGACACAAATGAAAAGTATGGTACACGAGCGACCGTCTCAAGGACATAGAAACGAGCATAGTCCCTGTCCCTGTACACTCTGTCTATAACCTTCACGGCTGTCTTTACGACAGCCTTATTGATACGCTTCTCAAACTTACGAGCAGTGTTGACATGGGGCTTTACAGATGCGAGAGTGAGCATATAATTTGTATACACATTTTGTTTTTAAACAACACCTAAGTTAGAGTTTAGAGTTGTAATAATACTAAGAAAGTATGGAGAGCGTCCAAAAGCTCACCCACGTTGAACACGTCCTCAAGAGACCCGACTCATATGTAGGTCCGGTGGACAAAACCCACGAGTCCTATTGGCTGCTGAATAACACGAACAAGAACTTTCAAAAGAAGAACATCTCTTATTCACCAGCTCTACTCAAGATCTTTGATGAGATTCTCGTCAACGCCATTGATCGTAACTCCCTTCATCCCAAGAATGTCACCCAGATCTCTGTCTCGGTGGACAAGGAGACTGGTACAGTCTCCATTGAGAACAACGGACCTCTTGGTGGAATCGGTGTTCGTATGCATGAAAAGGAGGGTATGTGGAACCCAGAGCTCGTATTTGGTCATCTACTCACAAGTACAAATTATGACGACTCACAAAAGAGGATTGTAGGTGGACGCAACGGTTATGGGGCCAAGTTGACTAATATCTATTCTTCCCAATTCTCTATCATCATCAAGGATGGTGAAGAGAAGAAAACCTATACCCAAAAATGGTCGGACAATATGACTACTTGTCACCCACCAAAGATCACAAAACACAGCGCTGCAACCTCATCAGTCTCTATCACCTTTACTCCAGATTGGAAACGATTTGGAATGAAGGAGATGGATATCAACATCTACAAGATTTTTGAGAAGCGTGTATGGGATGCAAACATCTGCACAACTCCCAATTGCAAGGTCAAGTTCCAAGGTGAAGCTCTTCCAAAGACTTCCTTTGAGGCGTATGCCAGGATGCATGAAGGTGTCACAGATGTATGCTCAGTGACCACAGATCGTTGGTCTGTCTGTGTAGGTCCCTCGGAGAATGGTCTTGAACAGGTTTCGTTTGTCAATGGTATCTGCACAAACAAGGGTGGTACCCATGTGGACCATGTAGCTTCTTATCTGGCCAACGGTATCATTGATGAGATGGCAAAGAAGATTAAATTGAAGCCTCAACAGGTGAAGAATACTTTCAATATATTTGTGAGGGCAACCCTTGAGAATCCGACGTTCTCTAGCCAGGTCAAGTCTGAGTGTACCTCCAAGGTTCAGGACTTTGGGAGTAAGTTTGAACCTGTAAAGACATTCGTCAAGAACGCTCTCAAGACTGGTATTCAAGATGAACTCCTGGCTCTCTCAAAGTTTAAGGAGATGAAGGAGTTGGCTAAGACAGATGGCACACGTAAATCCAAAATCTCTGGTATCCCCAAGTTGGATGACGCGAATAAGGCTGGTACAGTACACTCAGGTAAATGTACACTTATCGTGACAGAGGGTGACTCGGCTAAGACCCTAGCCGTTGCAGGTCTCTCAGTCGTAGGTCGTGATCACTACGGTGTGTTTCCCCTCCGTGGAAAGTGTAAGAACGTACGAGATGCATCTGTGGCACAATTGACTTCTAACCAGGAGTTCAATGATCTTAAGAAGATTTTGGGACTTCAACAAGGGAAAGTGTATAAGAATGTTTCTGAGCTTCGTTATGGCCGGCTCATGATTATGACAGATGCTGATAATGATGGTTCCCATATCAAGGGTCTTATCCTAAACATGATCCATTACTTTTGGCCAAGTCTCCTTGAGTTGGGTTTCATCGTTTCTATGGTGACCCCAATCATCAAGGCTTCTAAGGGGTCTCAATCCAAGTCTTTCTATACCGATTCGGCATTCCGTGCGTGGTATGGGAATGGCCAACAGGGGTGGCGCATCAAGTACTACAAGGGTCTCGGTACCTCCACTTCTGCAGAGGCTCGTGAGTATTTCAAGAAGATTCAAGATTTGACTGTAAAGTTTGACACAGACATCATGTCAGACAAATCTATTGTTCTCGCCTTTGATAAGAAGAAGGCTGATGACAGAAAGACGTGGCTTTTAGAGAGTACAGCAAAGGAGTCTAGTGAACTTGAAGTACCATATGGGAATGTCAAGAACTTGAGCATCTCAAACTTTGTACACAAAGACTTGGTGAATTTCAGTCTCGCAGACCTAAAGAGATCTATCGCCCATGTGGCTGATGGTCTCAAACCCTCTCAACGCAAGGTTATGTATGCCTGTTTTCACAAGAATCTCAAAGATGAGATGAAGGTTGCTCAATTGGCCGCATACGTTGCAGACAAGAGTGCTTATCACCACGGTGAAGTTTCTCTCGCAGATACAATCGTGAAGCTGGCAAATGATTATACTGGTTCAAACAATATCAATCTCCTTGAACCCTGTGGGCAATTTGGTACTCGTCTCATGGGAGGCAAAGATGCGAGTCAGACTCGCTACATCTTTACGAAGTTGACTAAGCAAGCTCGGAAGATCTTTGATCCCCGCGATGACCCTATTCTCAACTATTTGGACGATGATGGACGGCTGATTGAACCAGACTTTTACATGCCAACGATCCCCATGGTTCTCGTGAATGGTACGGAAGGTATTGGTACAGGTTTCAGTTGCTATGTCCCACCATTCAATCCCAAGGATATCAGGGATAACATTGAAAGGATCCTCGATGGAAATCCAGTTGTACCCATGAGACCGTGGTTCAGGGGGTTCAAGGGGAAAGTGCACAAGGAGGATGATACATGGATGATGGAAGGTGTGTGGAATTGGAAAGGATTGAATATTGAGATCACCGAATTGCCTCCTGGTCGTTGGACACAGGATTACAAGGAATACCTTGACAGTCTCGTTGAGAAGAAGTTAATTGGTGGATTTACGAATAATTCCACGACTGAAGATGTTCATTTTGAAATTACGGGATACTCTGGTAAAGATCTCTTAAAAGATCTCAAGTTGAGGAAGACTTTCCATACATCAAATATGCACCTTTTCCACCCCACGAAGGGTATCTACAAATACTCAAGCCCCGAGGAAATTCTCAAGGACTTTGTGGAACTCCGCGAAGATCACTATGTGAAGAGAAAGGCACACCTCATTAAGGTTCTTGAAACAAGGGCTACCATGTGTGGATACAAGTCTAAGTTTGTCACTATGGTCATTGAGGGTAACATTGTGGTATTCAAACGCAAGAAGCAGGACCTTGAGGAAGAACTTTCCAAAACTTTCCCAAAGATTGGTGGCACCTACGATTATCTACTTAATATCAAGACTGTGCAATACACAGAAGAATCTGTCAGGGATCTCATCAAAGAGTCCAAACAGGCTAAAGAAGAACTTGAAGTGATGAAGAATACATCACACATTGACATGTGGAAAATGGACATTAAAAATATGTAAACAATAGATAGGTATGGGTGAAGCTGCGAAAATTTCGCTCAAAGCTATTGGAAAGCAAGACACCTTCTTACTTTCCAAAGATCCAGACGAATCGTTCTTTAATTATACCACTGATCGGAATCATTCTAATTTTAGAAAGTATCACAGAAACAAAGCTATTGTGAAGCCGGGTAATGCTGAGGCTTCGTGGCCATTTAATAAAACGATCAAAGTTGAGTTCAATCCAAGAAATATGGGAGACCTTTTGAGTAACATGTACTTGAGTATAACAATGCCAGCCATAACTGATGGTAATTATGCTGATCAGTTAGGGCGACACATTCTCAAGAGTGTCACAATGTATGTAGATGACATTGAAGTTGAAAAGATCTACGACGATTGGGGAATTCTCTATGACGAGCTTTATTTAGAAGTGTCTGAAAAGGTAGCGAATAGATTTCTTATAAACAGAAACCTTGGTTTTGATGATGCACCCACCAGTGCCAGTGTTGCCCGATACGATTCAGACCTTGTCATCCCGCTTCATTTTTTCTTTTCCCGCAAATTTGCGAGTGATGAATATTCTTCGAATAAACCTAATAGACCTTATTTTCCAGTTTGTGCAATTCACAAACAGAAGATTGAGTTTGAATTTGATTTTCATCAACAGACATTCTTTACTGATACAACAGATACAGTGACTCTACCCTCATTTAATCTTATCACAGAGGAAATAACAATAAGTCCCGAAGAAAGAAACTTTGTTACTTCTCAGAGACAGACGCTGATAACAGATTTGGTAAGAAAACACCCCGTGATTGTGAGTGATCTTAATAGAGATATTATAAAAAACAACCTCGTTCCAAACATACCTGTGAAATGTATTCATTGGTTCTTGAGAAACACAAAGTTTGAGGATGAAACTCAAGCTATAGGTGACCCCGTTCCCGCCACAGATGGGGAGCGTTTGTACCAAAATCGTTTCAACTTTTCATCATCTTTAGATTTTTTCGGTGAAAACACATTCTTCTATCCTCTCATGTCTGAGGCCAGTTTTTTCATTAACGGAAATAAACTCCCCAATATGACCAAAACTGATCACGCGTATTACAAGTACTTAATTCCATTTCAAAAGAGATTGGCAAGACCAATTAGGAATGTTTATACTTATAGCTTCTCGTTGAATCCGGTAAACGTGGAACCATCGGGAAACTTGGATTTTAGTCAGATACAATCTGAAAAGACTAACATTGAAGTTAAATTGGATACTTCTATAATTGATATTACAACAGAAACATTCTCCTTACACATGTATTACACTGGATACCAAACATTCGTGTTTGAAAACGGATTTATGTCAGTTGCTTACTAAAAAGTGTGTCCTTGTTACTATAAATATACTCAATGATGTTGTTCTTGATACACCATTTGATGAAATTCAATTGAGCTAGAGTCGTCTGAATTTCATGAGATGTTCCCGGAACTATATAGTCAAACTTTTTGGATCTACAAAAAGGGTCAAAAAAACGTTTACTATAACCATTCAAACTAGATTTATACGCGCAATGAACTGTAAATAGTTTACCGTCACCTGTTTGATAAGTGGTGTTATTTTTCTTTGCATAATTTGTGATAAACCACTCCAAATTGCGAAGAGAAATACCACTTGTTTTGTCCAGTATATTTAGTAGTATAGATTTATTCTTTTCTTCACTGTAAAAATTATTTATTGATGTTAGTAGAATATCGTTTTTGTTCATTACTTTATTAAACTCCCAAATCTATAAGCTCATTCGATGATTCGCAACCCGGACACCCCTTTACAAACATTTTCTCTGGACCGTGGTTATGTATACTTGAACTGGAGAATGTTCGTTGACACACCCGTTGACCCTGTAAAATATGGTGCTTACAATACCCATTCTCAAATGCCTTGAATCCACATCGCTGACCATTATTTTTCGTACCTTTGCATGTAGTACTCGTATACGATTCTGGTATATCTTTAAGAAGTTGTTCTAGAGGTATACCATGCTTCCTTGAAATTTTTTCAGCATACTCATTCACTACCTCATTCACGCGGTCTTCCAATTCCTCATCCATAAGCTTTGTAAATTTATCATACAGGCTCATCCTTACTATCTGTTGGATTGTAGTTTTTAAATATGTCTTCAATGGATTCCTCTTTTTTCATTCTCGCCTCCTTAAGGCGCATCTTTAAAATAGATGCAGTACCGGTATCCTCTAAACCAAGGCGTTTACATTCTGAAACAAGTTCGTCTTTCTTCATACCACTAAGTGATGGAAGTTTTGGAGGTTTTTTGGGTTTGTGTTGATTAATAATTTCACCAAAGATTTCCTCCTTCACATTCTCATACAGTGGGTCTAAGAGGTCACACACCGGATTAAGGAACTTGTTGAGGAAGTAGTAATGATAATCCACTGGTACCCCATTTTCCTCAACATATTTTGGGTCTTCAGCCTTCTCAAACGCCTTCGCCTTT